CTTGATAATTTTCATAATCAAAAGCTTCATCATCAATGTCGGCATGGATGATTTCTACAATATTCTGCACATCAGAAAGAATGGCATTACTATCTTTGATTTCACTTTTCTTATGAAATTCCAAAAGCATGTTAAGCAATTCTAAGATTTTATAACGGTCATTGAACATTGCACTCTCCATAATCTATATTATGATAATACCAGACCTCTGATATAATGTCAACTTAATTTTTTAGCATCGATGAGATGCTCGATTCCGATTCCCAACATCCGTATACGGAGCATGTTCAGTTCTGACTCATCTTTTACGTTATCATTAATCAGATTTGAAATAAATGACTCAAGATATCCAATCGCATAATCTTTATTATACGATGAAAGTCCCTTGACCATCTTTGCAACAATTTGATTTGTTTCATCACGACTAGTCATATTCATTCTTCTTCTCCATAAAACATTTCACGCATACCTTCCATTACAATCCAGTAAGCCTTGCATTCCTCTGCTGTGAAGGTCTCAGCAAATTTATGAAAACCATAATCATAAACCTTCTTCATATATTCTAATGTCTCAAGAATACCTGAATCATGATCTTTTGCATATGCGCTAATAATTGAAGTGGCTTCTGCTTGCGTCATTTCTCTCTCCATTTCTTATATTATTAATATACGATATTTTGAAAAAAATAGCAACAAGAAAAAAACTCAATGATTTCAATGGGTTAGTATTTTACTGAAAAATCCAATGATTTCAATGGGTTAGAAAAAACTCAATGATTTCAACAGGTTAGATTTTTGCATATTTTTGTGGCTTTTTTTATGAAAATATCATATTATAAAGAATAGGCAAACAGGAGAGTAAAAATGTCAAATTACAAATCTAAATTTCTTACTCAATTAATTCCTTCAACCGAACAAAATACCGATTTCTTAATCGATATTTTAGAAAAAGTTTTAGATTCAAATCTTATTAATAAATCTGAAAAAGAACAATTATGGTATATTCTTGATTCATCTTTTAATCAAATTCAAATTTTAGATCAAAACGAATATCTGGAAAATATTCCTTTCACCGAATTCTTTTTAGAAAACTGCCCTTCATTATCTCAACCAAAAACTAATATCAATTAAAAAAGAGGGATCATAATATGACTTACATTCTTATTGTGGTGATGTCCATGGCTATCAATGGATCAGATAGATCTAAGATTACTATTGAGACACCTGTTAAGGATAAGGCAGTATGTGAAGCTTCTGGTAAATTAATGATGAAGGAGTTTAAAGCTCTTAATCCTGCATATGTATGTGAGGAGTATAAAAATGAAAGTAACGGTTAGAAATGCATTACACAAGATCGCTGCATTTTCTCATATGCCTGAGACATATGAATTTGAAGGTGAGATAGTAGCTACACCTAAATGGGTGCCATACGATGCTATTGCCTTGACAACTGGTAATAAATTTTTTCCTATTAGAATTATTGACCGCAGTAACATTATAGCAATGGATGAAGAAATAGTCAACAGAAAAAAGCAGGACGACACAAAAAAAGTTTTTGTTGTCAAAGGTTCTAAAGGCAATGAGTATGTTGTGACTGTTGAAGGAACAGCTAAATCTTGCACCTGCCAAGCTTTTATGTATCGTAGGTCTTGCCGTCATATTGCGGAAGCGGTATAATAAAATAATGGAGATATGAAACATGTTTTTTGGTCGTCGCAAGAAGACTATTAATTTTAAGGAACCGGATTATGTTGAGAATCCGTTGATCACCTTTGAATGGAATAAGGTATTGATTGTCACTGATGAGGGACATGTATTATTAGTAGAAGAAAAGCCAAGACGCGGACCTAAGAAAAAGGAAGAAGAAAGTGAAGATTGATACTAAGAGTTCAATTATCAAGGAAGACATGATTTCTGTAATTGAAAGAGAATACAATGCAAAGTATGTTCTTGAGACGGATCTTTTAGGCAAAGATAAGTTCTCTGGTGCCACTTTTTGGACTAATAGGCCTGCCGCTATCTTTTATACAGAAAAGGCACACCCTCGTGGATCTAATTACTTTGCTTTGTATTACGCTGGTGGTAGACTTATGATTACTGACGGGTTACCTTCAGTTAAAGACGTAGTGTTCTCTGGTATTGAAGCAGAAGGTGAAGTAGTATATTCTCGTTATCGTCATGACTTTCGCGAAGGTAAGAATGGAGCATTTGTAGATGGCGGACGAGATTATTTTAAGTATGGTGGCGATCGGTTTTCTGATTACAATGTTGTTAAGTTTAAAGTGGTGAAAGATCATCTGGAGATAGTTGAGTGATGGCATACGATGATTACGATTCTCGGGCATCTATAGATGACCTGAAAGATAAGACGTTTGATCGCGTCTACTTTCGTTCATATGGTGATTCTGAGTTAGTATCAGAGATGGTTTTTGAAAATAATGAAGAACGCTATGTGTTCTATCATGATCAAAACTGCTGCGAGAGTGTAGTTGTAGAGGATTGGACTGGAGATGTTGAAGATCTTCAGGGGTCTCCTCTTTTGATGGCTGAGGCTGTATCTAACTATGATGCAGGTAAGAAAGAAGAATACGATGATTCGTATACATGGACTTTCTATAAGTTTGCTACTATCAAAGGGCATGTTAATGTTCGTTGGTATGGCTCTAGCAATGGATGGTATTCTGAGTCTGTAGATTTGGGATATGAGAAGGTAGGTGAGTGATGAGACTTATTGATATTCTTAAATTGTTGGATAAAAAGTACTTTGATAAAAAAGGTCTCGATGACTATGAGCTTGAGTGGTATCTTAAAGAATTGCATAAGATAAATGGTGCAGTTGTTCAACTTGAACGAGATGAGGCAGCTGCAAAGGCTATGGCTACTGTATGGAAAGAGTCATATCTAGATCAAGTTAAAGAGAATGTAAAACTGCAAGCCAAAGTACTTGCTGATTCTGCTGGTAAGTATGAAGATAAGACTAGCGATGAATTACTAGTACATAATTTTGTATCACGTCTTAGTGAGAAAGAAAAAGAAAACTGGCGTGAATTATTTAAAGAGTTAGATAAAAATTTTTAAGGAGTTAGATAATGAACAGACGTAGTCTATTTGGAGCGATTGCTCTAGCGCCTATTATGGCAGTAGAAGCATTTGCTAAAGAAAAGCCAACAGGAGAACCACTAGAAGATTCAGTAAAAATGACTCTTATGGGAGCTAAGAAGAAAGACGGTACAATGATGTATCTTGGAAATGGTTCTTCTATGACTCTTGGTAACTTTCCTCAATATGATCCTGATAAACAGGTATCATTAGCAGTAGGTGAAGATGGCAATCTTTGGTTAAAAAGTAAAGATGGTGAATGGAAAAGGGTAGTAACAGAATGAGTAATATCGTAGAAGAAATCTTAAAGAATGAAATTGAAGTTTTGAAGTCTAAGTATCTTCCAGAAGATACAGGGCATCTTCGTACTGCAGTATCTGTATTAGAAGAACGTATTAAAGAGCTTCCAATATCAGATCAGGCATACTTAACTGCTCATAACATCCAGCTTGAGTTGATGAAGAGTTTTGATGAGAGGCTTGATGGGTATGCTAGAAATGAAGTATGGAACCGTCAATGGGCTATTGAGCAGGCATTAAAGTTTAATGAATCTAGTAAAACTGTTTCAACAATAAATTCTACTATTGAAATTGCTGATAGGTTTTACGACTATATCAATGTTAAGATCGAAACAAAGACAGCTGGTTGGCCAACAGAATAAAAAAAAGGGGGCCGAAGCCCCCTTTGATAGTTGAGCAGGTTGATCCTGCCTCTTATTACATGATGTTGTTAACGAGAACTCTACGATAGTATGAGTTTGTATTAACAGCAAGAGATCCGTTTGAAAGATTTGGATTACCTTCGTATGAACGTGCAAATGGGTTTGCAACCATTCCATAACGAGTCTTAAATCCAATCTTTGGCTGGAATGTATCTTGACCAACTGCACGAACCATTTGTAGTGGAACGTATGGGCAATAGAAGATACCTGCGTCGAATGCGTTTGCACCCTTATATCCAACTGTGAGATAGTTACCAGTTGTATATGGATCTACATATACACGGAAACGACCATTTAGAACACCAGCGAATGTGTTGCCTGTATCATCAACCTGGAGGTTGTTTGATGCAAGAGCTGGAGTGTAGTCAAGAACACCAGCCATCTGAAGAGCAGAAGCAACGTCTGATGAACAGATTACGATGTTACCTTTACCACGACGAGTGTCCTTGGCAATCTTGTTAGCTTCTCTTTCAAGTTGGAACATAAGACCCTTGAACTTTTCAACTGACCAACGGCCGTTTGAATCTGTATCAAGATCGAATGTACCTGGAGTTGTTGTACCATCTTGTGCACCTGAACGAGCTGACAAGTTAATAGCACGAATAACTTCACGGTTGATTTCAGCAAGAATTTCTGACTGAAGGATATTAGCCAATTCAGTCTCTGCATCAAGACCATGAACTGCCTTCAAGTCTTGTGCGAGTTCGATAGTGTATTCAGCCTTTAGCGCGCGTGAACGTGCAGTTACTGATACCTTATCAATTGAGAAAGCCATTTCAGGGAATGATTCAGCAGCAACTCCAAGTGCTTCTGAAGCAGCTGTTGTCATACCTTGACCGTAGTTATATGATGAACCGGATGCTGATGGAACAGAACCTGTTTGACCATCACCGATTGCTGAAGTTGAACCAAGACCTGATGATGAGAAGTTTGTATTTACTTCATCATAGAATGTTTCAGTTCCCTTTGCAGTTGAGTTAGCATATTGTGAACGCATAGCAAAGATAAGTCCAGTTGGACCTGTCATTGGCTGAACGCCGCAAACATCATATGCAACGAGGTTAGGCATTGCACGACGAATAAGTGAGATAAGGATTGGGTCATAACCAGCAACACCTGTACCACCACCAGCACCGTAACCACCTGTACCAACAGCGTTAGTTGCTGTTTCGTTGAGTGATGTGATACCATTGTAAGAACTACGTGCAGCAGCTTCTGTACGCATTTCTCTTTCTGTGTTCTCAAGAAGAGTAGCAATAACACTACGCTTATGAGCATCTGCAAGCTTTGGAAGATCTGGGTGCTCAAGCACTGGCTTCCACTTTGCAACTAATTCTTCATTCATACCGTTCATTTGTGTCTCCTTTAGAGGGTTTATTAAATTATTTATTAAATGTTACTTTTTAAGTCTTGATAGTGATGAAACATACATTTGCATTGTTGGATCAATAGAAGGTCCCTTAGCTGGCTCTTCCTCTACGCTCTCGCTAAGAAGTTGATCCTCTGCAGCAACTTTTACTTCCACATTATTCTTGTGGAAATATGTTTCTTTAATAATGGAAACCTTCTTGCGAAACTCTTCAACGTCAGAATAGTTCACAGCTTCAGTGAGCTTCAAGAACTTATCCTTCTGAGTATCAGTCATACCTTCAGTAAACTCAGCCTTAACGTTGTTAATTTCTTTTTCGTTAACAATCTTGTTAAGTCTATCGTTTTCTTCAGCAGCTTCAGCAAATGCAGCCTTTACTTCTTCAAGTTCAGAGGCAATTGCTTCAACGACATCTACCTGATCATCAGGAATGTTGACATAGTGTTCTTCGAAAACATTCTTGAGTGCTCCCATGAATGATTCAGCAACCTGAACCTTGATGTTATTTTCAATGGCAAGCTTGTTTTCGGCGATCCATTCAGCAACGGCATAGTTGAGATAAGTATCAACATTCTCAACCATTTCTGTTTTAATTTCTTCAATTGATTCTGCAAGTGAGCTTTCAAATGTTTCTGAAAGTTCAGTATGTGCAGCCTCAAATTCTTCTTCCATCTTTACTCTTTCCATAGCAACTCTTGCTGAAACAGCGGCTTCAAAAAGAGCTTCAGTCTTCACACGGAAGTCTTCTGAAAGTTCTTCTGAACCACCAAACAATAGTGCTAGGTCTTCTTTAACTGATGGCATTGGATCAGCATGTTTGCCACTTGACTTAATAGTAGCAGCATTTTGTGCTGACTTATCACCAACGGCATTTGCAGCAGCCTTAACAGCAGCATCTGCTTCGTCAGGTGTTGTAGCATTTGGGTTAGCTTCAGCTGAGCCAATTGATGCAATGAAAGCTGCTAGGTCACCCTTGTCAGCCTTGGATGCATAATTAACCAACTTAGCAATAAGATCGGAACGAGAAACTCCAGCGTCTTTTGGCTGGATTGTAGCCATGTTAGCTGCGGCAGAACCGTCTTCGCTAACTTCAACTACATTCTCTTCCATTTCTACGATTTCTTTATCAGACATCATTTTCTCCTTAGGTTTATTGAATTATTTATGTAAATTATAGTTTTGAAAGGAAATGTTTAAATACTCGAATCTTTGCTTCGGCTAGATCAGCCTTAGGTGTCTCTTTTATTACTTTTTTATGTTCTTCAGCAACTCTTGAAATTTCTTCGGCTTTTTGTGGTTGTGTAGCCTTCAATAGACCATTATCCCAGATCCACTCAACGCCTTCCATAACACCATTTACATAGGCATCAGGAGCGGAAGGATCAGCAACAATGTCTGCAGCAGTTGCTAAAAAGAAATCGTCTTTTACATAGTTGATACCGTTCTTTTCTTCAAGTGATCCCATTCCTCTTGAAGAAACACCAAGGCATGCACCTTCATTCATAAGGTTCTTTACAATTTGACCGTATGGGGTTTCCATGATCTTGGCTTTACCAATGAAGTTGTTACCCTCTCTCTTGAGAGACTTGATCATCATACAGACACGTTCAAGATTGATTGTTGGTCCAGCAGGATGGCCTAACTCACCATAAGCGCGACCCTTTTCAATATTTTCTGCTGTGTAACGTTGAACTTCTTTATCAAGAACTTCAGGATCGTAGCATCTGTTGTTACGATTTACAATTCCACCTTGAAGGAACACCCCTTCAATGTAAAGGTTCTTCTTACCTTCTGAACCTTCTTCTGATAGATATTTAAGTTCTTCAGTTACTTCTGTGATGAGTTTCATTTAATTAGTTCCTATAGGCAATAGATACAACTTTTAAATTTGTACCATTTATAGTATCTGTTGGTGATTTTTCTATTATAGCAACTTCATATGGACTTAAAGTCACATTAGCATAAGTTGATGTTGTGTTGGCTATAAAACAAGCAGTAAGTGAGTTGTTGGCATTTAACACTCTAACAACCTTTGCGCTGTTAACAGTATTGCTGACACCAGCAAGAACAATTTCTGTGTTTAAAAATTTATATACTGCCATTTTATAGTCCTTGCTCCCTTGCAAAAGAAAGTAGTTGATCAATACCTTCTTCTGTCTCTATTAAATTGTCAAAAATTTCTTTGTTTTCTTCTGATAAATTAGCATATAGATTATTTAGTATTTCTTCTTCAGCAACGGAATATTTGCCCTGGGCATATGTAGTATCTTCACCACCGGCTGATGTGTTGCCAACTGTTGGAGGGAGCATGAATTTCTTTTTGAAGGCTTGAGGAGACATAGCCTGCATTCTGTCAGAACTATCTTTGGTCATATCTGCAGAAGCACCCTTTGAAGACTTATGACTTTCTCTCTTCTCTTCTGCTTCTTCACTCTTAGACGGATCGTAGTAACCAAAAGCTTCTTGTGCATCTACTACATCTGTGCTTGAAGGTCCACCTGATCTTGAATGAACCCTGAGCACACCATCTGGCCCTCTTCTTAAAAAGGCTCTTTTAGGTTTTCTATCTGCAGTAGCTGTTTCAGGATCAACTGCTTCTGCTTTCATCTTTCCAAGCGATACTTTAGGACGAGCAGCATCTTCTACAGGCTTACCTGACTTAACAGTTGACATGAATCTATCATGTGAATGAGCAAAGCTATTTTGAAGTTTTTCTTTGTCAGCTGGTTTTGATGTATTGGCTAACATTGAAAGAGCCTTGTTTACATGTTGAACATGAACTTGCTTCTTTTCACCATTATTGAATACAAGAGTATGATGATCGCCAACAGGTTTCTTTCTCATTTGATTGACAATGTTCTTGTCTGCTTCTTGCTCTTCACCTTCACCTGATTTTACTGCAGCTTGTTTTGCATGCCAGGCCTTAGAACCAACCTTAGGAGGACGACCACGACCTTCTTCGAGATCAACTTCTTCATTAGCATGAGACTTCATATGTTGAGAAGCTTTAGGCCATAATTTCTTGACGATCTTGAGTCTTTCAGTAGCAAGATCTTGTGGAAGATGGCCAATACGTTTATGTCTGCGAAGGATATCTTTTGCCTTCTCATGATCTTCTTCTGATCCAAAATGTTTTGCCATAAGAACAACATTTTCCGAATGTTTATTGTTGCTTTCGTTTTCTCTATATTCTTTTGCAAAAGACGAGTGATCCATATTAGCTTCTTCGATATGTTCTACTTGTTCATTCTTCACAAACTTAATGATTTTCTTGGCTGCTGAAAAAGGGGTTTTCATACCAATCTTATCTCTTAGATTAATTGCTTGTTGAACAGCATCCTTCTGAGGTGCATTCATCTTTGCTTCATCTATCTCTTCTTTATGAACAAATTTATACATCTTCTTTTGAGCAAGAGCAAGACCTCTTTCTCTCTTATCAATTTGTTTTTGTACTTTGGGATCAGTTCCGTAAATACTGCTGTGATCTCTTTTTAATTTACGTCTCTGCAACCAACTAGCATCATGATACTTTTCTATAGAACCTCTTGACAATTCATCAATTTGTTCTGATTCTTCGTTTGTTTTTTGGTTAATAGGCACTCTGCGTACTACCTTACCTTTATCCATAATGTTCATGTGGGTAATTTTTGGAGTAGTTCCTGCCTCTTTTTCAGCTTGACCTCTTTTCCATTCTAGATCACGAACCATTCCATGAAAACTTTGTCTTGATCTGCTTCCCCACGGACCTTCATCAATCTGCTCTACCTCTTCATTGGTTTTCTTCTGAGCAGCTTTACGAGCTTTCTCAGCTCTAACCATGGCAGCAATATTTGATGAACCAAACTTTGTAGCTTTTACCATTGTATCAGAATAAAGTTTTGGACGAGCAGGACCACCTTTTGGTGCTTCGTTGATATTATCTGTCATCTTATTACTTCCCCAACTTCATTTTGAGTTTATCTTTAGCTGCTTTCATTACTGATTCTTCTTTAGCAAGAATATGCTTATCTGGATCTTTTGGGTGTTGTTTGAGTACGCCTCTACCAACTAAGACATCTTTCTTAGTAACCTTATCTCTTGGTGGTGCAAGAGCGGCAAGATCTTTTTCTTTGTCTTCTCTTGTAAGTGTTTGCTTGTCAATCTGTTCAACTTCTTCACTAACACTAATGTTTTTCTTACCTGCTTTTGCTAAGTGTTGTTTAGTAAGTTTTTGAGCAGTTTTAAAATCAGATGCTTTAACCTTATGAACACCAATAGTAGTTCTACCACTACCATCTTCTTTATCATGTGCGTATTTTACACTGTGCTCAACTTCTTCACCCATACGATTTAAGAATGAACCGTATGTGTCGGCCATTGGAGCTTGTGAAGAAGCCATTGGTGCAACTGTTGCTACTGCAGGTTGATTGTCATGATCTTTATACATCATGTAATCATATACTGCATCAATCTGATCTTTTGCACGAGAAATCTTTGACTGCAACCAAGCCTCAAGTTGCATCTCATCAGACATCATATCAGCAAGATGTGTTGCCTTATCGCTGAGTGCACGAAGTTCAGTTTTAGCCATTGCACCTTCGTAATCATAATCATCATAGTCTTCATGAATTGCTTCTTCATGTTGCTTGACCATTGTACTTACGGCTTTAGCATGATCAGCTGCATCTTTGACATTACCTGCAACATATTTTTTTGCATTTTCATGCTTCTTGTATTT